CAATCTTCATCATTCTTTACAGCATCTAAAAAAGTGTTTGTAATATTTACTCCATTGTGTAAGTTTAAACACTTCCTGTTTATATCTCCACCTGATTCTTTTCTAATGTTAATAAACTCTTCAATCTCTGGATGACTTACATCCATGTATGCAGCATAAGAACCTCTTCTAGTTGTGCCTTGATTGAAAGCTAACATCTGAGAATCAACTACATGCATAAATGGAATTGAACCAGTTGAACGAGAGCCGTGAGTAGTAGGTATCCCATTACTCCTAACATCTCCCCAGAATCCACCGATACCACCACCGGAACTTGCCAACCATATATTTTCATCGAAGTGAGCAGATAAACCATCCCTGCTATCAGGTACATAATTAAGAAAGCAAGAGATAGGTAGCCCACGAGTTGTTCCCCCGTTACTAAGAATAGGAGTGCTAAACATGAACCAACAGTCGGAACTGTAATTATAAAGTCTTTGAGCCAATACATAATCTGTTTCTCCTTTAAATGTTGCACCAAAAACTGAAGCTCTTGCAAAAGCCTCCTGTGCATGTGTTTCATTATCCCAAAAATATCTATCTTTGAGTGTATCTAAACTAAACTTGTCAAAGTTTTTCTCTTTGTCATAGTCTATTATGATTCCTAAATAACTTTTAGTTCCTACTTTATCTTCTACCATTATTTTATTTCTCCATCCCAATCTTGATAATTTACATATATTGCTATTATAGCGTAATGTATTAGTTTATATAAGTCTGAATCATTATGACCTTTCTTTTTACCATATCGCATAGCATACTTCATTATATTTCCAATACAAAAACCTTCTCCATGTCCTGAATCTAATATCATATCAGTAGCTTGATACTTTTTATTAGCATAATGTTGATTATATGTAGCATCAATATTTTCTTTTATAAGTTTTAAAATTTTATCTTCATTAAATTTATAATTAATTATTTTTTTCATAATATTCTTTTTTTGTTTGTTTGTAAAACCATCTTAAACTATATGCACTAATCATAAATTTATTATTAGCAAAGATGTGTGTTTGTTCAGGAAGAAACTCATGTAAATTTTTCTTGTTGATTCTAGATTTATCTTCTCCATCAGGTGTCATGGTTCTTAACCAATCTAATAATCTTTCTTCTGCTTTTCTTCTTATTAGTTTAGACTTCTTGCCATTCATAATTCTTTACCAGTTGCCAATATTTTAATATACTATTAAACATTTGTTTATGTTTCTCGTGTGATTCTTTATCCCATATATGACAAAGAACTATACTTGTATCTGCTCTATCTACAAAGATAGAAACTCTTGTAGGGTCATCTATGTTACAACCTTGAGCATACGCTGATAGTTGCATACCATGTTCATCATAAACTAATTTACTAGGTTCTTTACCTTTAAGGTTATCTTTAGTTTTAAAGTCCACAAAGATGCCGGACTTAGAGTACAAGTCTATCTTACCACCATAACCTTGATTCGCACAAAAAGAATCTTCTGCTATCCAATCTTCATTAGGAAAGTTTTCATCCAACCATGATTGAATAATCTTGTAAGGTTTAGATTTACCCTTGCCAAGAAATCCTTTTTCTATTTGTGCATGTATTTTAGTTCCTTCTTTTGCAGCTTTAGAACCAATCTGTTTTGCATCAGCTTTACACCTGTACACAAAAGAATCCATAGACTCTTCATCTCCTATGTCAAGTGTTGCTGCAGATTTTATTGCTTGAGTTATCTTCCAGTTTTCTAGTGCCGGTTTTGCAACCATACCAAGAATAGTAGTAACGGAAGGAACAAGTCCTATACTTTTAGCATCCCTTAATGTAGTATTTCTTTCTTTACCATTAGCCCCTATGATAGTGTACATAGGTTCTCCCTCAAGAGAATACCAATGTCCGGACTCGGATGTAAATTTATTATACTTATCTAATTCAGTTTTGTCAAGGGGTTTAGTCATTTTTTAGGTCCTTAAATGTTTTAAATACATCAG